TAGCGGAAACGACAGCTCCGCCGCAGTGAGCCGATCTGCGCGAACGCCAACAACGTCGAAAGGAAGAGACCATGCGCTACATCAGCCTGTTCAGCGGCATCGAAGCGGCAACGGTCGCATGGGAGCCGCTCGGCTGGGAGCCGGTAGCCTACGCGGAAATCGAACCATTCCCCAAAGCCGTCCTGAAACACCATTATCCCAATGTTCCCGACTTGGGGGATATGACCAAAGTGGATTGGAGCAAATATCATCATGCAGCAGATGTCGTTGTTGGAGGAAGCCCTGCCAGGCATTCAGCGTTGCCGGACTCAGGAAGGCTCTGGCTGACCCGCGCGGCCAGCTCATGCTCGAATATCTCCGAGCTTGCGCAGAAATTGATCCGGAATGGATCGTATGGGAAAACGTACCCGGAGTATTGTCGGCTGAACACGGAAGGGCCTTCCAGTCGCTCCTTGAAGCCGTGGCCGAACTCTGGCCTGATGGGGGGGGCGGCTTGGAGAGTGTTGGACGCTCAATTCTACGGTGTGGCCCAAAGGCGCGAACGTGTGTTCCTTGTCGTCAATACTCGAGACTGGCGACGTGCCGCGCCGGTACTTTTTGAGCGCGAAAGCCTGTGCTGGGATCATTCGTCGAGCCGAGAGAAGAGGAAAAGCCTTACCGAAGGAACTGCTGAATGCACTGGAAACGCAGATCAGCGTGTTAAGTCATTCTCCTGGAATGCGGGATCAAAGGCCGGAAGCATCGCATATGGTGATGTCGCCCCGACATTGAAAACCGAACATAATCCTGCAATCCACAAAAGCGTGATGTTGGATTTCCATCAACAGGATGGACGGTTCAAGGTCAGTGACCATTCGGACGTGTCGAATACGCTCACCTCTCACATGGGGACTGGTGGCAACAACGTTCCGCTGATCCATCAGGTTGATGAAATCGAGAGAGAGTCGATGCCGCTCAAAATGATCTGCCGTGCGGACACCCAGGCAAATGCCGCACAAGGATTCGACCTTTCGCCGACATTGATGGCTCACGCGGGACAGGATGCGCCATTCATCTATCCTGCGCAGGTAACTGACTGATAGGAGAAGCTGGTGGCTTTCACTTTTAAGATTCGCGGCGGCAAATCAGGGGGGTAAGGGACTGCTTGTGCAGGATGAACTTTCCGCAACCCTCAGCACGCATTCGGATCAGCAATTATACAAGGAAGGAGATGGGGATATGGACGGTTTGACGGTACGTCGTTTGACACCGTTGGAATGCGAACGGCTTCAGGGATTCCCTGACGGGTGGACGGATATTCCTTGGAAAGGCAAGAAGCATGCGCCGGACAGCCCACGATATAAGGCTTTGGGCAATTCGATGGCAGTGCCGGTCATGAGGTGGATAGGCGAAGGCATCCAAATCGTAGAAAAGGAAACAACATGAACAACGTTCTCAGCATCGCTTGGAAGCTTGAATGGCTTCAAGTGCACGGATACGTGCGGGAAATCAACGGCGAGCAGACCCTCAGCACGAAGGCCCTCAGCCTGATTTCAAAAGTGCCTGTCGTAAGGCTTCGGCTCGCCGTAGCCAAGGGAATGCTGGAAGAGGGAAACACATTCCACATTCCAGAAGACATGTTGAGAGACATGCGCAGAGGAATCAAGGAACTTCAAGCCAAATACAACACCACCAGCATGATCGAGATTCTTTACGCGGAGGCAACCAAATGAGCAACGATATTGTTGAAATTCCATTCCACAACGATATGTTAATCGCCCACCAGTCCGAAGACGGAGACGTATTCGTCGCCCTCCGTCCGATTTGCAACAGCATGGGGATTGATTTCAGCGGACAGTTGCAAAAGATGAAACGACAGCCTTGGGCAACTGTGGGTGAATTACACACAGTTGGCGCGGATGGAAAAATCCGTGATATGACGGCTATCAATCGGAAAACGTTGACGATGTGGCTTGCGACCATCGACACGAGCCGCCTTAAGGACGAACAGGCCCGCCGTAACGTGATCGTCTACCAGCAGGAAGCCGCCGAAGCACTCGACAGGTATTTCAACGAAGGTGGTGCAATCCGCGTTTCCGATTCCGATAGCGATGCGGACATCATGGCTCGGGCCGTGCTTGTGGCGCAGAAGACCATCGAGCGGAAGAATGAGCAGATTCAAGCACAGTCCGATCGCATCAGGGAATTGGAGCCGAAGGCCTTGTTTGCGGACGCGGTTGCCGCTTCGGACGGCACGTGCCTGGTAGGCGAACTGGCGAAGATGCTCCGCCAGAACGGTTTGGACATCGGCCAGAACCGTCTTTTCAGACTGCTCCGTGATGACGGTTTCCTTGGCAAGTCCGGCGCGAACACGAACGTGCCGACGCAGAAGGCTATGGAACTGGGCCTGTTCCGTATCAAGGAGACGGCGGTAACGCATTCGGACGGCCACGTGACGATCAGCCGCACGCCGAAAGTCACAGGCAAGGGCCAACGGTATTTCATCAACCGTTATGGCCTGAACCATGATGCCTGAGCGCCTGCTGACTCCGCTTCAGGCCGCGAAGTTTCTTGGTGTGAGTCCTCGAACCCTTGCGAATTGGCGGAGTCGTGGCGGCGGGCCGAAGTACACGAAGCTCGGCAATCCGCCACCGCAGGGCAGGCAGGATAGGCGGCCAGTGCGATACCGGCTACACGACTTGGAAACCTACGGAAGCATCCTCACAAGGACGGAGACGAGATGAAAACCCACCTGCCAACCACAAGCTTCATTCCCGGCGCCCGACTCCGAAGCCAAGCCAAGCTGAAGGGTTCCCGGGTCAGCCATCACGAGCCGCCCACCCTAAGCGAGCAAGGCATCGACGTGGAACAGCTGATCACAGACCATGAGAAGGAAATACAGAGAATGCGAGGTGAAACACAGTGAGCGACAAAGAGCCAGAAGAGACCGATTGGACGGATTTCGCGGCTGACATCGCCAAGCTCCGTGCGCACAGTCCACGAGACCCAATGCCACGGCTCGACGGCAAACCACCAGCCGAACCGCCTGCCGAGCCAAGGAAGGAGAAGCCAGTGAGAGACATCATGCATCCGAGCGACAAGACCTGCGAAGCATGGTCGAAACTCACACCGAACCGGCTCACGCCGGAGCAGGCCAAAGCCGTCTCGGACTGGCAGGCGCGCCGACGCATTCTCGACTATTGGCTGCAATTCATGGGCCTGAACGGCCGTCAGCCGACAGTACGCGAAGCCAAGGCCGCATTGCACATCAGCAACGGCACCCTAACCCGCCATCTGGAAAAGCTCCGCAAAGAAAACAAGCTCCCCGCAGCCCGCAAACCGGGCGGCATGAAAACCACAGGAAAGGAAACCACCATGACCGACAAGAAACCAACCAGCACCGAAAACGACAAGGCCAACGAGAAGTTCGCCGAGCAGTCCACGTCCAGCGAGCTTGACAGGCTCAAAGCCTACGTCAGCCACGAGAAAAGGTGCGAAGTCAATGCTGGCGAAGACTACAAGGACTACGGCGATCCGATCCGTCAGCTCGAACGGTACCTCACCATCCTTGACGACTTCGCCAACGAAACCATCCGCATTCGCCGCGCCTCTTATGAGGCAATCAAGAATGACGATTGCTTCGTCTTCGCCGAACACGACTTCCTCAACGACATCCTGAAAACCCGCCGAAGCATGGCCGCACTACTCAAGGCACTCAAGGAAGGAGCCATCGACCATGAGTGAAGAATTCGATTTCAGCAACACGAGGCCGGACGAACTGCGAGCCATCATCATCGCCAGCACGATCATCGACAAGCGCAACAGCGCCCTGCTCAAGGCCGCGAAAGCCGCGTGGGCGGAAGACCATGACGGCGGCGACGTGGAGGACTGCACGTTCGCCGGCATGGATGCCGGCAGTATCACCCTCACCAAAGGCGGCAACGGCGGCTACACGGTCAAAGATCCGCTGGCCTATGCGGACTGCCTGCACGACATGAAGGAACCATTGGCCGGAGGGCGGAACTCGTGGGAGCAACGCAATTATCCGAAGCCAGAAGCCATGACCGACGAGTTCCTTGAAAACCTGATCCGCGCCCACGGTGGCGAACTGCCGCCCGGAGTCGAATATAAGCCGGGCCGACCGCAAACCGTGACCCTGCGCCTGCCGCGCGGATTCGTCAACAAGGCATTCCAAGCCAGCCAAATCGCCAACACACTCAATCTCTTGAAAGGAAACAACACTAATGAGCAGTGATCTCGTACTCACCAAAGACCAGAACAATTTCACCGAACAGCAGATGGCCGCATTGCAGGCGCTCGGCGTGGAAAACGCAGGTCAGGGCGACCTGATGCTGTTCCTCAATCAGGCGCAACGCACCGGCCTCGACCCGTTCTCGAAGCAGATCTACATGATTGGCCGGCGCACCAAGGTCAACGGCCAATGGGTGACCAAGCAGACCATTCAGGTCGGTATCGACGGTTTCCGTCTGATCGCCCGCCGTGCCGCCGATGCCAGCCACGAACGCTATTCCGCGCCGGACATTCTCTGGTGCGATCCTAAAGGCGGTTGGCATGATGCTTGGATTTGGGATACGCCACCGGTGGCCGCGAAGGCGACGATCGTACGCGGCGAAGGCCAATTCTCAGCCGTCGCCCTCTATCGTGAATATGTCGGCACTCGTCTTGACAAGACGACGGGCAAGCAGGTGCCGAACACTATGTGGGCGTCCAAACCGGCATTGATGCTCGGCAAGTGCGCTGAAGCATTGGCATTGCGCAAAGCTTTTCCGATGGAGTTGAGCGGCTTGTACACGTCGGACGAAATGAGTCAGGCCGACAACATGCAGACGGTACCGGCAACCGTCGTGGAAGAGCCACCGGCTCAGCCGACACAGCAGATGGCATCCAAGGCGCAAGCCGACGCGATCAACGGTCTGCTGCACGAGTGCGGTGTGGATTCTCCGGACATGGCGCAATTTGTATTCCATGCTCATACCGGATTGTCCGGCATCACGTCGGCTACACAGCTCAGCCGTATCGATGCCAAGAATCTGACTGCCAGCAAGGACGTGCTCAAACAGCGCACCTTGCAGGCAATCGAGGAATATCGCAAGCAACATCAGCCGGAAGAAGCGGCTGACGAAAAGAAGGAGGCATGATGGCAGGCGAGACCATTCTCACGATCATCGGCAATCTGACCGGCGAACCGGAAATGCGAACCACAAGCAATGGCGGCACGGTATGCAATTTCAGTATCGCCGCCACGCCCCGCACGTTCAACCGCCAGTCTAACCAGTGGGAGGACGGTGATGCCCTGTTCATGCGTTGCACGGCATGGCGGGACTTGGCCGCGCATTGCGCACAATCTTTGCATAAGGGCATGCGGGTGATCGCGCAGGGTCGTTTGCAACAGCGCACCTATCAGGCCAAGGACGGCACGAATCGTACTGTCGTGGAGTTGCAGGTGGATGAAATCGGCCCATCGCTGAAATATGCGACGGCTCAAGTGGCGAGAATCCAGCATGCGAACGGCGGCGGCCAGAACATGGCTCAGGCTCCGGCTCAACAGCCGGTAGCGGGTGGTTGGGGTGCGCCAGCCGACCCGTGGGGCGCACCAAGCGGAGAGGACGAATTCTAATGAGCAACCCGCCGAAACAGAAGGGCACGAAATTCGAGACCGCAACCGTCCGATACCTGCGCTGGGCGGTGCAGGACGAACGCATCGACCGCATGGCATTGCACGGCACCAACGACACCGGTGACATCACCGGCGTGCTCTTCTGGGGACATAAGGTGTGCGTGGAATGCAAGGATACGAAGAAGCCGGATTATGCGGCACACTATTCCGAACTCACGGATGAAATGAGCCACCTCGATACCGAATACGGTGTCCTGATTCAGCATCGCAAGGGCCTCGGACTGGAACACATGGACGGCCAAATGGTGATAATGACCCGAAGCATGCTCGACCGGTTCACTGCGCCATTCGCCACGTCGCCAGTGCCGGAGGTCGTGCAGATGATGGCAGAACCACTCAACGTCAAAGGCCCACAGCTCGTGTGGATTCCCTTGCGCCTGTTCGCCTTCCTCTTGAATGATCTGCTACCGCTCGGCCCAGACGAAAACGGGGAGGTGTGAAGATGGGCGCAATGTGTGGTTATCGCATTCAAGGGCACGTGTACACGGCCCCGCAGATGATCGCCCTACGGCTTATCGTCGCAGGCCATCAGATTGGCACCGGCAGCGGCCCACGACGCACCGCCAACATCCTGGAACGGCTCGGATGCATCAAGGAGACAGTGCCGGACACATTCCAGGCTACCGATTTCGGCAGGCAGGTTGCGGCCATCGCCAGCGAACGTGATGCCATGCCACCGCAGACACAGCTCGCCAACAAGGTCGTTGCCGACCATTTGAACGAATTTTGGGATTACCTCTACTCGCATCCGAAAACCTACCATTATCAGCCGTCCAAACTGAGGGTCGTGTGTGAAAGGAGCCGTAATGCCTGACGGAATCCGCCAATGTCCCGAATGCGGACACTATGCCATAGGCCCCGACCGGTGCCCACGAGCGCAGAACCCGCGCTTGGACTGCAAATACCGGAAACAACAAAACAAGCAACTATCCGAAATGCTCAAAAGAAAGATGGGACGATGACCAAAAAATATATCGGGAACTATCCGCTCACCATCCGCATCAGCGTCGGAGGTCTTGATCTCGGTAGTATCGACATCAAAGTGCCGACCTACATCAATCCGCATACGCCCCTCTACTACGATCGCGATCTCATCAACGGTTACGAAACCGTTGACCTGCATGGAAGCCTACCGCGCGATTTCCGCAAGAAGGTACGCGAAACGTTCATCGAAGCAATGAAGGCATTGGAAGAATCCCTCAACGAGGAGACGGAGGTGATCGCACATGAAAAAAGCAGTATGGCTTGAAAGCGATATGGCTTGGATGGAAGAAGCCGAACATGATCTTAAATTCCCTACGCCGGAACAAGGCGTAGTGCTTCAATGCCTATCCTGCGGCGGATGGTATGTGGCCGAATGGAACTCCAGCGCCGAACAATATGAGTGGGTGAAACACCACGAACTATTCATCCGCCTATTCCATCACAAGGACTGGAAAGCAATCAAAAACAACAGTAAGGAGAACTGAAATGAGCAACATCAGTCCAAATCATTACAAGGGTGGCCCTTTCGAATGCATCGAACTCAGCCGTCTGCTCAGCTCGGATTGGGGGCAGGTAGTCCAATACTGCTACCGCTGGAAGGACAAGAACGGTACGGAAGACCTTAGGAAGGCCGCATGGTTCGCGCAGGATGCAGTAATGCACGGCATTCCGATCATCACCGATGACACCTGCGCTCGTGAAATCGACTACCGCGTCAGCGAAATCCGCGCACTATTGACGACTCTCGCCAAGGCGGACTGGATGGAACTGGAAGAAATCTGGATAACCCTCGCAAACGGCACACCACAACACGTCCTCACACTGCTGATTCGCAAGATTACGGAAGTCGAAAACGAAAAGGAGAAAACAGAATGAGCGCAGATCAGGAAGCACGAGAACACTACACTCGAGTTGAGCAACGCTATTTCGACTACCTGAACCGCGAATACGGCGCATCGATCGCAAAATCGTTTCGACCGTCGGCGGCGCCTACGAACGCGGCATGCGAGACGGCTTCGACTCCGCACAAGCTGAATTGCGCCAATACTTCGACGTGCGCTACAAGGACAAGTGATGAAGGACTTGCTTGACCCTCAGCCGGACTTGGTGGAAATCGCGGAAGCATTGGACATCATGAGCAAACCGCATCGCGGCAGCGCATGGAAAAACATCACCGACGAGCCGTGCACCACCATACGGCAGGAAGCAATCTGGAAAACCTACGGGGACGGGAGACTTGGATAAATGGCTAGGCGCGGATACGTGCAATTGGTGAACGGCTTCTACACCAACGACAAGGTGCAGGAACTATCCCGCAGCGGCCATATGGACGCGATCGGCGTGTTCTGCATGGCGCTCACCTACTGTGGAGACCATCTCACGGACGGTTTCGTTCCGCGCCGAACCATGCTCTTCGTCATCGGAGCCACCGACGAACAGCTTCAAGCCCTCTGCGACGTGGAAATGCTCGAGGAAGTCGAGGAAGGGTGGATAATCCACGACTATCTCAAGCATAACCGCAGTATGGAACAGGTCATGCACGTCCGTAAGAAGACCGCAGACCGAGTGGCCAAATACCGCGACTCTACGGATGTAACGCCGTTACAGTCGGCATGTAACGCCGTTACATCGGGACAAACACCAGAACACCAGAACACCAGAACCCAAAAGAAAGAAAAAGAAGAATTTCATTCTTCTTTTCCAAAAGAAATCAACATCAACGACTTCGAACAAGCAAGGGAGAAAGCCCACGCCAACGGCGAGATCATCAAGGCCTATCCCGACCTTGACCTGCCGGAAGCCTGGAATGCTTTCACAGCCCGCCATTATGGCGAGACCCGCACCATCACGGACTGGACTCGTCAATGGAAGGGCTGGTGTCAGCGCCGCGCCAAAATGTCGGGCATTCCACCATCGAAGCCACATGTGCATTCCTGGCAATGCGACCACGTACTGCGACAACTTGGCCGCACGCTGGAGACCGCACAACCAGACCAAACCGCCTGCCAACTCGCAGACCAACTCAACAAGGAGCACCAATGAACGAACAGGACGAGAAGCCGACCATTGAGGAAGTGATCGACTACTGCACATTATGCATCAAAGGCGCACGGTATCAGATTCGCAAAGCCGAAACGGAAAACTGGCCGCACGACCTCTCCAGCTTCCACGGAGCTAGGCATGCATTTGAATCCGTCATCGACTTCTGCCACGGAAAAAAACGACTTCGACGTCTACCTGCACCAACTCAACAAGAAAGGAAACTAATCATGGCGACGAACGTGAGTGAGAAGGATAAGACCCTCAACGAAATCATCGAATACTGCGAGGCAAAAAGCAGGGAAGAACAGAATTACGCCCGCACTGTGCTTAACGACATTGCCAAAGGCTGGGCTCTAGCAGGAGCTCGCACATATGACCGCATAGCCAAGCATTGTGAATCCATGCTCGGCTATTCCGGTTCGATGCCAAGCGAAGTACCAAACCAAAGCGAGGACGCAAAATGATCTACCTCATCGTAGCCAATCAAATCATGGAAGTGCTCACCGATATGGACGAAGCACTCGAACAGGCCCGCCATTATGCGCCGGAAGTCGGCGACATCACAGTTGCAGACGTGGCGACCGGTAGAAAGCTGATAGTCACAGCCGATGGCAGAACCGAAACAATGGATGCGAACATAAGGGCGGTGAACCGATGAGCAAGTCTGACCGTGAATATCAGACCGACGTGTACAAAGACAAGGATTGTTGGATAGGTGGTACGCGAAGGGTATTCACCCCACACGCTCATCCAGTGTGCAAAGAAACTGGCTACGACTTTCCAGCACTCATGTACTGCCCTCAATGCCACCAATGGTACAAGGACACGAGCACCACGCTTGCAACAGTATTCCATTGGGAACCAATACCGGAATGGAAGGCAAGACTACTCCACCGCAAGACCTATCAGGCAATCATCAACAACAGGCCAATCACAGAATAGGAGCCAATCAGGTTGACTGGCACGACATCGCACGAATCCTCCAAATCCCGTATCCAATCATCGCAAACGAACTAGGAGAACAGCCTCGTGAAATGCCCCACCTGCGGAACACAAATCAAGCCAACCAACTGGATCTGTGGTAACTGCCAAAAAAAACTACTGGCAACTAATCTACCGGCTCGGCCACGAACAACTGCCAGCACTGCAACTGCTCAGCCTCAAACAAGCACGCATCGGCAGACGCCAACGCACGCCAAGCACCGGTTACGCACCACTACCACTCGACCAGCACGCACTCGACCTCATCGACGCAAGCAGTCAATGGCTAGCCGAAACCGCAGGCAAAATCAACACAGCATACGCCAACCTCCGCTGGGACAAAGCATGGAAGCGAATACTCGCCAACCGACACACCCTCCTCAACATGCCAACCATCGAAGACGACTACCATGCACTACAACGCATCATCCGACGCAACAACCAAGCCCTCACGCCAGCCGAAGACATGATACTCATAGGCACCTGCCCCCACTGCGCACGCCAACTGCAAGCCCCACCAGACGCACTCACAGCAACCTGCACGTGCGGCGGAGAATGGCCGGTACCAGCCATCAAAGCCGAACGCGACCGCAAACTCTGGGAACTGCAAATCACCGGCACACCAGCCGACGCCGCCAACGAACTCAAACGCTACGGCCTATCGGTATCACGCAACCTCATAAGCCAATGGCTCCGACGCGGCAACTTGCACGCCACGCCGACAAACCGTAAGAACGAGTACGTGTTCAACCTAGGCGAACTCGCCGCCCAGCTTGACTGTCACCAGTAAAATGGTATACTGACGTACGTCAGTACGAGATAATCGGAACTGAACTGAGAATTAGCAAGCCCTGAGCAACCAAGCTCAGGGCTTTACTATTAGCTGATCCACAAGCTGTGGGAACAGTCTCCGGGGTCGTCCAACCAAGGGCGGCCCCAGCAATAGTCCCCGCCCATTCAAACAGGGGCACCCGCTTCGGCCCGGCACGGCAAGTAGGGCTCTTCACCCTTGACTCTCTCCCTACCACTGGTTCGACCCCAGTGCGAAGCACCACACAAGAAAGCGATCACACCATGAACGAAACCCTCAAGGAAATCGCACACCAACTCACACGCATCGCAGACCAAGGTGAACAAGCCACCATGCGAATCACCCGGGCCGACGCACTTGAAGCATGGGGCATGCGAATCTACGAGGGGGAATACCTACAAGCCCTCACCAACCTCGGCATCCAGATCGTAGACTGACCAGCATGCCGACAAGACCACAAGCACGATGCACCTTCACAGGATGCAAAAACAAAGCAGTCAACCAAGGCCGATGCAACCAACACCAACGCAAACCATGGCAAAACCAATCAGCCCACACCCGCGAACGAGCACTGCATCGCGCCGAATGGAACCACATACGTAGTCTCCGACTCAAACTCGAACCAAACTGCCGAAGATGCAACAGTAAAGGCACAAACGTAGACCACATCACACCAGTCGGAGCAGGCGGAGCATTCCTCGACATCAACAATACTCAAACCCTCTGCAACCAATGCAAAACCATCAAAGACCAAGAAGACCGAAAGAACTACCCCCACATATTCCACTAAAGGGAGGGGCGTCCCGAAAGTTCAAAAGTGGATGCCAAAAGCGCGCCGCCGAAACTCTCTTTCGCGCGTCTGAGGTTTTCAGGGTCTAACCACACGACGGAAGGAGCAAGGTTATGGGACTTCGCGGCCCTCAAAAAAACGCCGCTCCAACTCAGGGTCATCAATGGTCGAGGCCCTGACCGTGATGCTGGCGGCAGGAAAATCTCTGACGATGACGCAGGATTCGAACATAAGGCGCCCACGGTTCCAAGCTGGCTGTGCGGCGAAGCACTGAACACGTGGCGGCGTTTGGTGCCGAGACTGGCGGCCTTGGGATTGTTGAAGCCGGAGGATAGGGATGCTCTCGTAGCCTACTGCACCGCCGTGGCCTCACTCAGGTCGGCGCAGGAGTGCATTAATGAGGAAGGCGTGCTGATCGAAACGGAGCGTGGCGCACGCAAGTTGAATCCGGCGTTTACGGTGCTTACCCAGTCGCAGAATACGATTCGTGCGTTCGCGCACGAGTTCGGGCTGACACCGGCAAGCGAATCGAATGTTGCGGGAAAGGCGGAGGGAAAGGATGAAGAATACAACCCATTCGCCTGAGCAATTGCCCGATGCCGAGACGTTGGAACGGTTGAAGATCAGCCCCGAGGTGGCTTGGTATTGCCTTGAGCGTGGCATGGAACTGCCGGAGGAATGGCAGGTGCCGAAGATCAAGACGCCCGAACCTCGTAATGTCGAGGGTGCCGTGTTTGACCCGGCGCGGGTCGATAAGGTGCTGCTGAGCTTCCACACACTCCGGCATACTCAAGGCAAGTGGGCTGGTAAGCCGCTTGACCCTGACCCTTGGCAGTTGGTATGGATATTGGCTCCGGTGTTTGGTTGGGTGCGGAAGAATGCCGATGGTCAGATGGTGCGCATCATCCGCGACTTGTATGTGGACGTGCCGCGTAAGAACGGCAAGTCCACGTTGTCTGGCGGCATTGCCGTGTATATGCTTGGCGCTGACGGTGAGCCGGGTGCGCAGGTCGTGTGCGCCGCTTCCACGGAACATCAGGCCGGTTTCGTGTTCCAGCCGATCAAACAGCTTGTGGAGAAGACGCCCGCCTTGAAGGGTGTGATGACGGCGCATCAGAAGCGTATCGTGCATAATCGCTCCGGCAGTTACATGGAAGTCATCAGCTCGGCGGCTGATGCGGCTCATGGCATGAACCTGCACTGCTTCATCGTTGACGAATTGCATGTGCATAAGACGCCTGATTTGGTGCGGACGTTGGAAACTGGTCGAGGCTCCCGTACGCAGCCTTTGGGTGTGCGTATCACCACGCCTGATGACGGCAAAAGCAACACCATCTACGACCAGACAAGAAAGTACGTCGAACAGCTCGCGGCTGGCACCATTACCGACGATACGTATTATGGCGTGGTCTGGGGTGCTGAGGAGACCGATGACCCGTTTTCTGTCGAAACGCAGATGAAGGCGAACCCGGGCTATGGGAAAAGCCCTTCTGCCGAGTATTTGGCGTCGCAGGCGAATCAGGCGAAGAACTCGCCGGCACAGCTCGCCAGCTACCTCCGCTTGCACTTAGGCATCCGTACGAAACAGTCCGAACGGTTCCTGACATTGGAATCCTGGGATCGCAATTGCGGTGCCGAATATGCGTCTGCCGACCAGATGGCCGAAGCCTACAAGGGCCGTACCTGCTATGGCGGCTGGGACTTAGGCGCAGTATCCGACTTGACCGCTTGGGCGTTGCTGTTTCCCGACGATTCGGACGGCTACGACGTTTTGGTGCGGTTCTGGGCGCCTGAGTCCGATCTGCCAGCCTTGGATAAGCGTACGGCTGGCATGGCATCCGTATGGGTGCGTGACGGGTGGTTGACCCTGACTCCGGGCGACGTCACCGACTATGGCTACGTGGAAAAGCGTATATTGCATGATCTTGACTGGTTTGATGTGCAGACCATCGGTTACGACCCTTGGAATGCGACGCAGGTGGCGAATGACTTGCAGGAGGCTGGTCTGGACGTTGACCGACTGACCATCGTAAGGCAGGGTACGAAGACGTTGAGTCCGGTGCTTAAGGAGATGCAACGGCTTCTGCTGACCGGCACCAAGGAAGCGCCCTTGTTCCGTCATCATGGCAATCCGGTGCTTCGCTGGAATGTGGACAATCTGGCCGTGAAAACCGATACGAACGGGAACGTTCAGCCGGATAAGCAGAATTCCGGCGACAAGATCGACGGCGTAGCCGCAGTGTTGAATGCGTTGAGTGAAGCCCTATCAAGGCCAGCGCCGAAAAGGAGCATTTATGAAGAGGAAAGCCTTTTTGCTTGACCTGATTCAGATGGTCTTGGAAGCCATCGGTCTCGTGTTCATTGTCGTTGGCTGTTTTCTGATCTGGACTCCGCTCGGCTGCATCGCCACCGGGGCGATTGTCTTGCGTTTGGCGAAGGTGGTACGTGAATGAGCTTGCTTTTTAAAGGGAGCGGTAGCGTCATCGACTTTTCGGGCAAGGCTGGGGCTACGGTTACCGGCCCTTGGCCTGTGGTCGATGCTGGCGCGCCGTTGACCAGTGGCCCCCGCGCCTTCGAGATTTATTCGACTCAGCCGAGCGTGCGCAAGGTCGTGGAATTCATCGCCCGGAATGTCGCCCGAGTGCACATTCAGGCGTTCGAGGGCGAACCGTACGGCAAACGTAAGATGCTCACCGACGGCGATTTGTACAAGATGCTGAACCACCCGAATCCAGCTAACGGCACGAGCATGTACCGGCTGATTCACGACATCGTAGCCGACCTGATGCTTTTCGACCGATTCTGCGTCCGATACTCACGTTCCGATGACACACTAATCCGACTTTCGACGGCACAATGGCGATTCCACAAGCAGCCTGGCACGATCGACGAAGTGGACGGCATCATCACCACCGACCTCACCAGCATGCCTGACGGATACGCCAAATTCTCCGAGGGTGCCGATTACGGCTTCTTCTGGGACAAGGGTTACGGCGGCTATGAGGGTGTCAGTCCGATGCTGACTTTGCAGCAGACTTTGGACGAGCATACCGAGGCCGTGAAATGGCGCCGCCAGCTCTGGAAGCATGGCCTGCGCATGCCTGGCTACTGGAGTCAGGACTTGACCGAGGCGGCGCTGAGTCCAGACGCTCGAAAACGCCTGCAAACCGAACTGGGCAATTGGATTGACGGTGGCGGCAAGGAAGGCGAAAGCCCTATCCTTCGCGGCATCACCTATCAGAAGGTCGGTGCGGAATTCACGCCGAAGGATGCGCAGGAAGTCGAAGGCCGCACCCTAAGCGACATCGAAGTGGCGTCAGCCTATCAGGTGCCGCCTGAAATGGTCGGCGCCCGTGAAGGCAAATACGCGACGCAACAGGCGTTCCGAGACGCCCTCTACCGTGAAACCCTCGGCCCCCTCTTCGAGCAGTTGCAGGGCGCTTTCAACGAGCAGATATGCTCACGTTTCTTCAAAGGCCAATTCATCGAATTCAACATCGAGAGCGCCTTGCGCGGCAGCTTCATCGATGATGCACAGGTGACGTCATCCGCTGTTGGCGGCCCTTGGATGAGCGTGAACGAGGCACGTGCCGATCATGGTCTCGCACCGAAGGGGCCGGACTATGACGAAATCCTAACCCAGCTCAATACCGTGCGCGGCGGCGGTACGCAGGCCAGTCCGCATGATAGCGGCTCTCAGAATCTTGGAGGTGCGAATGCGTAAGGAAGGCGAACAGCCCCCTGAGAAACAGCGCATGACCCTACGGACGAAATCGGAGGTCATGGGCTTAGGTGGCGATAAGTCGTTAGGTGAAGGCAAATTCACAGCCGTGGTATCCACGTTCGACGTGGTGGATTCTCAAGGCGACGTGATGAAACCGGGTGCCTTCGATGATTCCATTGCGAAATTCAAGGCTGGTACGGTGATACCGATTCTGTTCGCGCACAAGTGGAATGACCCTCAGGCGAACATCGGCACGATTACCGGCATGCGGCAGACTGCGACCTGCTTGGAGATTGACGGCCAGCTTGACTTGAGCAGTCCGAACGGCTTGCAGTGTTTCAAGATGCTCAAGGATGGCCGAGTGCATGAATTCTCGGTCGGCGGCGACGCCGTTTACGGCCCGTCGATCAGCAAGTCTGACGGCGGTTGCGTCTGGCCGATTGAAAAGTTTGACCTGTTCGAGGTCAGCCTGTGCTTGCGTGGTGCGAATCCCGAGACGCGATTGGTCAGCACCAAGAGCGATGACCCGCCGAACGATACCGGCCAGCAAGACATGAAACCTGATTCTACTGAAGGCTCCGAACCAGACGGTTCGGGGCCTTTTTCAATGCAATTCGACCGCGACGAACTGCGCAACCTCATTCGTGAGGTCATGCACGAAGAACAGTCGCAGGCCGAACCCGCCGAACCTGCCGAACCAGCCGATTCGGCGGAAATTGCAAGTTTGCCCGATTTGACCGCGTGGGCGGCGGAAATGGAAACACAGCTCATCAGCGAAGGAGATTCAGATATGAGCATGAAACAGGAATTGCAGGACGCCCTCACGCGCGTGAAGGCCATTGCGGCTACCGCGCAGGGCGAGGGCCGCGCATTCACCACGGAGGAAAACGATGAGATCATCGCCCTCCGTGCGAAGGCCGATGACCTGAAGGCACGCATCGCCAAGGAGCATGAGGCTTCCGAAGCGTTGAAGAGCATGCTTGCCAAGTCTGAACCGTCCGACGACGTGTCCGGCAAGGCCATCGTTGCCAAGAGCATCGGCGAAGCGTTCGTGAACACCGACGCCTACCGCGCCTTCAAGTCGGCTACTACGCCTGATCGTACGCCGGTGCGTATCGCCAAGAGTCAGATTCGCGTCAAGTCCGACCCGAATCCGATCAGCACCGCACTGCCGGGCGCCGTCAATCCGACCGTCCTGCCGGGCTACACTGACGTCACCTATCCGACGCCGAACGTGTTCCTCGGCCTTATCACCCGAGGCTCCACCAATAGCGGATACGTCAAGTATCGTCAGCTGATCTCCGTGACCAACAATGCGGCCGCCGTCAAGGAAAACGGCTCCAAGCCATTGTCCGATCTTGGCACTCAGATGGCCGAAGCGAAGGAATGGACTTGCGCCGACGGCTTCAAGGTCACCAATCAGGAACTGCACGATGACGGCATCATCTCGACCCTTATCAACCAGACCCTGATGCGCAACCTCAACGAATACCTTGAGAAGACCATTCTCAACGGCGATTCCAATACCGACGTCGCACAGAAGGGCATCCTGAACACCGACGGCACCCAGCAGGTCGCCTTCGATACCGACATTTTCACGACCGTACGCCATGCGAAGCGCGTCCTCTCCGCTATCGGCACGAACATTCAGGCCATCGTCCTGAATCCGGAGGATAACGAGAGCATCGACCTGATGCAGGACAAGCAGGGCCGCTACTTCGGTCAGGGGCCGTTCTCGATGGGGCCGAACATGCTGTGGGGCATTCCACGCATCGAATCTCAGGCACTGCCGAAGGGCACCGCAGTCATAGGTGATTTCAGCACCGTGCAGTTGCTCAACTACGTGCCGCTGACCATCGAAGCGTTCAACCAGAACGAGGACGATGCACGCCACAACCTGACCTACGTTCGCGCCGAGGAACGCAACATGCTGTTCATCCGCGAACCGAAGCGCCTCGCCGTGGTCAAGCTCGCCGCAGCATCCGCCTCTCACTGATTGGCGGTGAGTGATGGCCGGCAATGACGAGCTTGCGCCATTGGCTTCCATCGCCGATCTTGCCGTCAAGACCGGGGCCAGCACGGATGACGAGAAATTGAATCTCGCGCTCCGTCTGGCCTCCGGTCGTTTCCGTGAACAGACCAACAATCCGATCAGCCTGGTGACTGAAACCGTGGTCTTAGATTCGGACGGTGGCAGGGCGTTGACCTTGCCTTGTCTGCCGGTGCGGGACGTTTCCGAATTGCAGATCGACGGCGAAACCGTCTCGGATTTCGAATGGTCTGCAATTGGCGCGATTCGTCTCGACCGTCCGATTCCGAACCGTTGGCGGAGCGTGCAAGTCACCTACACGCACGGCTATGACCCAGTACCGAAAGGCGTGCAGGATGTCGTGCTCGAGCAGGCGGCGGCCATCTACCAGATGCTTCCCGGTGTGGTCTCGTACACGACAGGTGCGGAACAACGCACCTATTCCACCGCTCTAACGGTGGGCACGACTGCGCAATGGGCGGCGATGGTAGCCAGATACAAGGTGGACTGACATGACACCAGACGGTATCCACGGGCACACCTTGACGATCATCACGAAGGTTGTGGATGGCGAGACGGACGAATACGGCCAACCGCAGTACACGACCCGCAAAACCGTGCTGGAGGGCTGCAACGTGCAGCCGGTGGCGGTCACTGATCTGCCGCTGTTCGAGGACGCGAACCATTTGCCGCAATGGAAGTGCTTCAGCCACGAGGGCGACTTGGTGGCACGGCTCCTGACAGGCGATTCACGCATCGAATGGAACGGTCGAATCTTCCAACCGGCTTCCGCCGCCTACGACTATGTGACGGCGGACGGCATCGGCAATCATACGGAATGGTGGATGACGGAGGTGGCTTCATGACCTCGAAATTCACTGTTTCCGAGGATTGGATGCGCAAAAACGTGCTCGCCAATCCGACCGTTACCGCCGCGTTGAATGCGAAGGCTCGGCGGCTCGCGCCGATTGTGAAACGTATCGCCCTGAAGGAGGGCGATCAACGGTATGCGGCTTCCGTGCGGGTCATTCAAGGCCAACGTCCCGGTTCGAAGTCGCCGAGCCATATCCAGCGTCCCTATGCGCGTGTGATGATCGGCGACGAAAACGCGACAGCGAAGGAGTATGGCGACGGGAAACTGCCTAAAAAAGGCTTCCTGCGTCGTGCGATAGCGGAGATGGGGGACTGAATGCTTTTGCAAGGCCAATGGCCGCACGGCCTCCCATTGCTGATCGCATGGCTGAAGGACAAGGCCAATATCACGGCTGTTTCCAAGCTGCCGGATGACATGACCAACCGGTTGCCTTTGGTGATGGTGTCGCCTGCGCCGGGTGGCGGTCAAGGCGACGGCTACACGCGCATCCGGAGTCTCGACGTGGACGTGTTTGCGGCTGATTGGAAGTCGATGGCTGAAATTACTGGCGGTATCGAAGCCGCCGTCTTCCGCCTGTCGGGGGACGGCAACCAATACGGCTATGTCGATACGTCTTCTATCACGGAATTCTCGCAAACCGCTTACGAGCGTGCCGCGAACGTGCTTCGGTGCACAGCCACGGTCACCCTTAGCATGCGTCCGAAAACAAGTCTCAAATAGTGAAAATAAGGAGGAATGATGGCCGCAACAGACGTAGCCAGTATTCTCAACGATAACAACAAGAACGTCCGCAAGTGGGGCACTCAGCTGCTTGCCATTGCGGACTATTCCACCGAGATGCCGACCGCATTCTTCGACGAGACGACCGGCAAGCCGAACGCCCTGCCGGAAGGCTTCAAGGTGCTCGGCTACATCTCGACCGATGGTGCGAAAATGTCTCGTTCCACCGAATCCTCCGACGTGCAGGCCGTGCAGGATTTGGAGCCGGTACGTTCCGACATCACCAGCCGTAACCGTACTCTACAGCTTACCTTCTTGGAGATGAATGCGTGGGTGAAGGCATTGGCTCACGGCCTGCCGGTATCCCAGTGGCCAGCCAAGAATGACGAAGGTTTCGAGTACACGGACGGCGAAACCTCGGACTTCCCCTACTATCGGCTGATCTGGCTTGGTCAGGACGGCATCGGCACTGATGCGCATTATCGTGTCGAGGCGGGCTATCGTGTGAAGGTCACGAATCAGGGCGACAACACGAAGAATCGTTCCGATGCCGAGGGTGAAGACCAGACCTTCACCTTCTTCCGTGACCCGAAGACCAACAAGACCTTCTACGAGGGCGAGAAGATCGCCAAGACGGCTTAGGTAGCTGCCGTCGCTGAATCATCGTCCGACGTGACGGCGGATGGTGTGGAGACGGCTGAGCAACCAACGTCTGAATCTTCTCAATGATTCTTCCCGTGTGGGTGGCTTTCGGTTCCTTTCCCACCCATACGGGATTTTTACTGTCAATAAAGGAATTTTTCAGAAAGGCAATGATTTTTATGGCTAACAAGCAGTATTCTCTTCAGGCGGTCAAGGCGAAGTACCTGGAATCCCATCCGAACATTCCGGAATACGTCGAATTCACGATCGATGATGATTCCAAGACCGTCTACCGCTTCCATCTGCCGCTGTTCCAGACGAATGAGGAAAAGCGTGCTTTCAATGAGGCGCAGAAGGCCGATGATGAATTCCAGCTGGCCAAGGCGCTGTTGGGTGACCAGTATGAGCGGTTCGATGCCGAGGGCGGTACCGTGACCTTGCTGATGCTTTTGCTTCAGCAGGCCGCCGAGGATTTGACCGAGAAGGATTCCGAGGGAAACCCTACACAGCGGTAGAACTTCTTGAAGCGGGAGGGTATGCGGAGGAATTGGAGGCCGCCTTGTGCGCGGTCTACAGTCCCCGCGACCCGATTCAGGAGTTCTGGCAGGGGAAGATCAGCCTGCGTGCCTTGCATGCGCTGATCGTGCACATGCCGCCCGACAACGTGTTTTATCGGGCGTTGGTCGGTAGCGGTTGGAGTGAAACCGAGTGGATACTGCATGACTTGAGCGACATGCTGAGGGATGTGCAGTTGACGGTAAGCGCCTGCGCTCCGTTCGTAGAGCATCCGCTCGAGGACGAGGACATTCGGCCTCGATTGAAGCCTCCGGCCATGCTGGCGGAGGAATCAACGTCGGTGGAGCCGGTGGATGAACAAATTCAGGCGCAGGAGCGGGCCGAGCTATTGGCACTCGTACAGCCGTCTGGAAAATGATGATTGGTGAGGTGACGGAAATGGCCGGAACAGCCGCATGGATTGACGTACTGCCGAATCTGAGCGCATTCAGCACGAAACTGAATAGCGGCGTGAACGCGTCCGTCACCTCTGCCGGTCGTAATGCGGGCAAGAAGTTCGCGGACGCGATGAAGCAGGCGGCTGGCACGTCGAACCCTCTGTCCGATCAGGTCAAGGCGCTCGAGTCGGCGGAGAAGCGTGCCGCGACTACGGTGAATCAGTGCAAGTCGCAGATCGTGACCGCACGAGAGGCTGAGCGTACTGCGACGTTGAAGGTGCAGGCCGCCGAAGCGAAGCTGACGGAAACCACGGCGAAGTATGGTTCGTCCAGTTCTCAGGCGATCAGTGCGCAGTCTCGTTTGAATGATGCGCGGAGCAAGGCTCGGCAGAAGACCGAAGCCTACAAGAGCGCCGAAGAGCAGTTGAAGAGTGCTCAGAATGGGTTGAAGGAAACCCAATCGCAGTTGAAGAGTGCTCAGGATAATCTGAATTCCAGCACGTCCAAGTCGGCCGGATTCTTCCGCAGCGCCGCCGATAGTGCGCGTAATGCGGTCAATTCGTTCAAGAGTATGCAATCGTCGGTGAGTTCGTCGAGTGCAAGCGGTATCGCCGACTCAACCCGTTTCTTTTCGGCGTGGGGTGCGGCTAAGTTCGGTGCGATCGCTGGTTTTGCGCAGAGCGCGTTCAGCAAGGTCGCGTCCGTGATTTCGTCCAACGTGTCCGGCGCCATCACCCGTGCCGACACCATGAACAATTTTCCGAAGGTCATGAAGAACCTCGGCTACAACGCCGACGATGCGGCCGCTGCGATCAAGCGTATTTCGTCCAGTTTGGATGGTTTGCCGACTTCCACGGCTTCGATGGTCGGCATGGTACAGCAGCTGGCACCATTGACCAGTAATCTTGACGAGGCTACCAGCATCGCCCTCGCATTCAACAACGCCGTATTGGCTGGCGGTAAGGATACCACCTTGCAGGCGAACGCCATCGAGCAGTATAATCAGATGCTTTCCGCGAACAAGGTGGATGCGGCGGCTTGGCGTAGCGTGGTGAATGCCATGCCTGGCCAGATCAACCAGTTAGCGAAGAGCATGCTCGGCGCGAATGCCTCACAAAACGACCTTTACAGTGCTATGAAGGGCGGAAAAATCACCTTCAGTGATTTCAACAAGGCGCTGGTCAAGCTGAACACGGAAGGCTACGATCAGTACGCCTCTTTCACCGATCAGGCGAAGGATGCTACACAAGGCATCGGCACGGCATTGGAAAATGTGAAGAATCGTGTGCAGAAGGCCGTCCAGAAGGTAATCGAGGCGTTCGGTACGTCGAACATTTCCAACGCCATCAACAAATTCTCCGGTAGCTTCAGTAAAGCCGGTGATATTGCGGCGACAGCCGTTACTAATATAAAGACCAAGGTTTCGGCTGTTGTCAGTTATCTCAAGACAGGTGAATTGTCTGACGAATGGAAGAAAGCTTTCGGTACCGCTTCTTGGGCACCACAGCTTCAGGCCACTTTAGATGGTATCCGTTCGACTTGCGGCAAAGTGTTTGACAGCATCAAGGAATCGGCGGCCAAACTAGCCGCCTCATGGTCAAACCTGCTCCCGCCTGAAGACGTCAAGGCCGGTATCGAAGCGTTCGCCAATGGTGCGATCAAGACGATTGGCAACATCGTCGAAGGCATTGCGGTCAGCATGGCGAACGTGGTCGGCTGGATAAGCCAATTCATGCAGACGTTAAGCGAATCCGGTGCCGTGCAGACCTTCGCAGAGGGATGCGGCGCTCTGGCCTCCGCCTTCGGCGACCTGTTCAAGGCTCTGACGCCGGACAACGCGGAAACCGTGAACAAGATTTCCACGAATTTCGACAGTGCGAAGGATTCCGCGAAAACGTTCGCTGACATCATCAGCGCTCTTGGTGAGGGTGTGTCAAAGGCCGCGCAGGGATTGAAAGACATTTCCAAGTGGATAAGCACCTTCAAGAAAGACTTGGAATCTTTCGGAGTGCTCGATACCATCAAGGAGACTTTCAGCACGATCGGCGAAAGCATGTCGAAGTGGGCTTCGGCCATCAAGAAGCTCGGACGTGCTATCAGCAGTCTGATCGACGCGTTCACGCCTTTGAAATCGAAGGCCGATGATGCGAAGAAGAGCCTTACGCCGTCCGATGCGGCGTGGGGTATGAAAAGTCTAGCTGACTGGTGGCTCAAGGTTGCCAAGACGATTTCCAAGGTCATTGACGGCATCACGCATGGCGTGCATGTCGTGGCCGACGCGATCGACAAGATCACCGGACTGTTCAATAAGGTTCCTGATCTGAGCAAGGCTTTCGGCACCGCTACGAACGTGTTCTCCGGGCCGGGCGGTCTCAGCCTTAACGGTATCGGCACTTTCAGCAGTCTGATTGATGATAGTGGCGCCGTTGAGATTCTTGGCCAGAAGTGGAACGATTTTACTTCGCAACTATCCGACAGTTGGAGTCAGGTCACGCAGGACATGCAAGGCGTGTTCGGTGATCTAGGTGCGGCCATTCAGGAGAAGTGGCAGGCCGTCGTTGACTGGCTAGGGCTTACACCGACTACAATCATCGACTTCTTCACCGGAATTCCTGACGCGATCAGCGGTTTCTTTAGCTCGGCTGGTGAGTGGATTCAGGAGAAGTGGCAAGAACTGGTCGATTGGCTGGGATTGACGCCAACCTCAATCATCGACTTCTTCACCGGAATTCCGGGTGATTTCAACGACCTTTTCCAGTCGGCTAAGGACAAGATTACCGGGATCTTCGGTACTGTCGGTGACTGGTTCGACCAGCATGTCAAGACTCCGATTAAGAACGTGCTGGACGCGATCGGCAATACCTTCCAGTCTACGAAGGATTGGATTAAGGAAAGCTGGGATAAGGTCAAGGAAGCGGCTAAAAGCCCTGTGAAATTCATCGTTGATACCGTTTATACGAACGGTATCAAGAAGGTGTGGAACAGTGTTGCTGGCGCGGTTGGTTTGAAGCTCAGTCTGCCGGACGTGAAGTTCGCTAACGGTGGTATCAATCCCGGTTACGCTCCGGGTAAGGATACCATTCTGGCGATGACTTCGCCGGGTGAGGCGTGGATGGTGCCGGAATGGGTGAAGGCCGTAGGCGCGTCCAATATCTATCGTTGGAATGCGATGGCCCGGAATCAGGGTGTTGGCGCCGTCCGTGAGGATATGGGACTCACTCCGCATTTTGCTAAGGGTGGTGTCGTTTCCAAGGTGACGAGCGCGGTTTCCGGCGCGACCTCTTCCGTGAAGAAGTGGCTGGAAGACCTGACCGAAGAGGCACAATCCTTCGTGAAAAACCCGGGTAGTTGGGTCACGTCGAAGATTCTCGACCCCGTGAAATCGCAGGTCATGAAGATTTCGGGCGGTCAGTTCGGACAGATGGTCGGCAAGCTCCCGGTCAGCGTGGCCAGTGCTTTGGTGGATAAGGCGAAGGCTTCGGCTTCCGAACTTGCGGCCAAATGGGTGAGCAAGACCACGGCAAGCGACGACAGTAGTGATGGCGGCCAATATCAGGGTGCCGTTTCCGCTGGTGTCGAGCAGTGGCGTAGCCTTGTGGTGCGGGTGTTGAAGGAATTGGGCCAGTCCGAAAGCTGGGCCAATACCGTCCTGCGCCGCATGAACCAGGAATCCGGCGGCAATCCGAACGCGATCAACAATTGGGATTCGAACGCGGCGGCTGGCCATCCGTCGAAGGGTCTGATGCAGACCATTCCAAGCACCTTCGCCGCCTACGCAGGCCCATACGCAAGCAGGGGCATCTACGACCCGCTCGCCAACATTTACGCTGGCGTGAATTATGCTTTGCACCGGTATGGTAGCCTGTCGGCCTTGAATCGGGCTGGCGGCTATGCGCTTGGTGGCATCGTGGGCGACAATCGGCCAACCCTCTATGATCGTGGTGGCATTCTTCCTCCGGGCCGTCATCTCGTGGCGAACGAGACGAAACAGCCGGAACTCGTGCTCACCCGCGACCAGATTCTGAAGGTGTTCGGCGGCACTGCGGAAGGCGGCGATCGCACCGTCAACATGAACATCAGCATCCCGGAACGTACCGACCCTTGGAGTGAAGCCGCCGTGTATGTCCAGACGGCACGGCATCAGTTGCGCGGCTAAAGGAGGCTACACATAATGGACTCGTATTATGCCGAGCTAAGCGCCAATGGCCTTGAGACGGTACGTTTCGAAGGGTTGGGCGACTTGGATTGCCTGTGCATCGGCAAGGATGGCATCGAAGGCTGGCATTCCACGCCTACGCCGAAGGTTTCGGCGACGGCGCGAGGGCAGGGTGACGGCGGACATGACGTGAGCGAGGATGACATCATCTACGCCTCACGCACCGTCACCCTGCACTGGAATGCGAACGCTTCAAGTCGCCAGTCATTGATCGACTTGACGAACAAGGTGCGCAGGTTCGTGCATCGGCACGTGAAACTGCGTGTGGTTGACGGCATCGAGGACACCTACTGTGAGCAGGGCTATCTGAGTATGAGTCAGGAGCCGAAGTATCGTGAGGGCAAGATCGATGATTCCGAAATCACCATCGTTTTCGAGCGTCCTGAGCGTTTGTCGTCTAGGTCTCATGATGGTGAGGCTCGTGCGGCGACGATTCAGTCTGGCGGTTTGAGCTACGGTAGCGCGAATGCGGGTTTGGCGTATCCGTTGTCGTATGGTGTGGTGTCCGGTGGTGCGACCTTGTGCCGGTTGCCTAATGATGGTACGAGCCGTGCTTATCCGACGTTCACGATCAATGGTGACTGGCCGAGTGGTGTGAGCTTGTATTTGAATTGCGAGGGCAGGCGTACTGAGTTGCGTTATGATTCCGCGATTCATTTCGGTACGCCTGTCCTGTTGGATACGAGGACTCGTACGGCGACGTTGGGTGGGGTTGATGTTTCCCGGCATCTTTCCTCTCGTGGTTGGCGGACTATTCCGGCTGGCAAGGCATTGACGGTACTGCTTGGCACGGCTGGTAGCGGCTGGGTTTCGTGTTCCAGCCACGACACATACATGTAAAAAGGAGACAATATGGCTACTACGGCTCTCGGTATCAGGCCGGACGGGGATAATCAGGGCGTCAGTCCATCCGTGCACCGGCATATCATCAGCGCACAATGGAATAACGACGGCATCATCCAAGGTTTGGGCGTTACCGGGCGCTCCGACTTGGCGTATGATGTCGGTGCGGGTACGGCGCTTATCCAGCCGGACGGCCAGTCCGGTGAAGCGGTGCTCGCCTATTGGCCGGGCGGCCAGACCGAAGCCGTCGCCGCCGGCAATGCGGGCCTGCCGCGATATGATGTGATCTGGCTCCGCGCTCACGACTTGGATAAGGGCGATTCCGATAATCATGTGGTCGTTGGCGTGACGCAGGGTACGCCTGCGGCTGACCCTGACCTGCCGCTCGATCAGGTACCGTCCGACGTGGTGCGCTTGACGGCCATGTATGTGCCTGCGGGCATGACGCAGACCAGCTCGTGCACGACCACGGGTGCGGAACGGTGGGCCATGCCATACGGTGCTTCCAAGGGACTGCTCGGACGCAATGTGCGCAATTACGAGGGGCCCGCCAACATGGGCGACGGGGGTAAGGATTATTATGAGCAGGATACTACGTTCTTCCTGCCTACCGACCGTCTGATCGAACTGCGCTTCACAGCCACGGCTTGCGCGTGCATGCACAGTAACCCTTCTAAGCCGACCGAGAACGCGACGGAGATGGCGTGTTGGTATGCGGGCTTCCAATTGGATGGCAAGGACGTCGAGGGTGGCGGCGGCCAGTTCCAAGTCTCGCGTGCTTGGCAGCAACTGCATCTTAACGCGCTGGTTTCGGTGCCGTCCGGCTGGCATACGGTACGCATGCGCAACCATCGTATCGGGTGGGGCGAGAACGTGTATTTCATCGCCCGAACCGACAGTCAGCAAACCTACCCGGGCCGCACGTTGGAAATCTGGGACAGGGGCGTAAGCATCGGATAAGGGGGCTGGTTATGGCTTGGCGCGCGTACATTGTGGATACGATCACTGGCAAGATTCTCGCTCCGATTGACCTGCCAAGCTTCAGCTGGAGCGTGAGCGTGTCCGATTCCTCACTGGCTACCACTAAGGATAAGGGTGTCGGTGAGAATGAGGTGAGCGGTCTCACGCTCCCGTGGAGCGCGATTCCGGCGCAGTCGGCGGGAGAGCGTAATTACATGCTCGCACCCGACCGGCGTTCCATCGCCTTGTGTTGGCATTCCAGCCTTGATGATGAATGGTCGTATGGCATGCCGGTATTGTGCGGCATGATCGGCCAACGTAAGGATTCCGCGCTTGACACGGATTTCTCACTTTCAAGCATCATGGGCTTGTTGGAAAACCGGTATGTGGTGCGTGAGGGCAAGTATGGTACGGCGGCGGGCAGTACGTCGAGCGATGAAATCAGCTTCAAGAACATGAGTTTGCGTGGTATTGCGGCTGAGGTCGGATGGCTTGCCACGAACGTCAAGCCGGGCGGACAACTGCCCATCGATTGGGCCTACCGTGGCGAGAAAGGCAGTCACGAGCGCACGTACAGCTCGTGGGATATTCAGAATCTGAAAGCCAGTGACGTGTTGACGAAGATTGCGAATGTGGATGGCGGCCCGGACATGCAGTTCAGGCCGAAACTGTCCGGCGACTACGTACGCTTCGACTTCACCGCAGGGTCTGACGGCGACGTATATTTAGGCCAGAAGACCGTGCATCGGCTGACATACAGTCCCTATGGCGGCACGTTGGAGAATCTGACCATCGACCATCTCGGCCCGATCATGCGCGAATACGGCTCAGGCTCCGGTACGGATAAGGCGCAAATATGCCACTTGTCCGAAGATTTGAGCCTTGTGAATGGCAATCACGAGCCTTGGCCCCTCAAGGAAAACGCCTACTCGGATTCCGATACGGACAAGGCCGATCTGCTCAAACAGCACACGGACGGCGTATTGAATGCGAACAGTCGCCCATTGGTGCAATTCAAGGGCGAGCTACACGCAAACGACACGGACGAAAACGGTACGCCCCTTCACCCGCTCGGCAGTTTTTGGCCGGGCGAAATCATGGAATTGGACATCAACGGATTCCCCTCGCTTACGGACGGCTTGTACGAATGCCGTCTGATGCAAATGTCCGGCGACGAGACGGACAAGGTAAGTCTGATCTTCGATGCGATGGAAGACCCAATGGCCTAAGCCGAGGGGTTTCCGTCGCCCTTCATTTTAAGGCGGTTATATTATGGCCCAGCACGTGGAAATCAATCCGGACGATTCAGCAATCCCGTTTTCCCTCGGCCTTAAGGCATTGCGTTCCGCGTCAACGCAGAAGACCCACAAGACCGGTACTGTGCGGATTCCTACCTCGACCGGCAAGGATTTCATTGCTGGTGAGGGTGCCGAGGATGGTGCGAACTGGATTGACGAGGACGGCAATCAGACTCCGCTTGTCGATACGGATGCGATCGATAAGGCCGTGGATGAAATCTCACAGAAGGCCGATGCCGCCAGTGCGAATGCTGATAAGGCGTATGAGGAGGCGAAGAAGACCGGCCAGCTGGCGGTCACCGCGAGTAAGACGGAGTATGCGACTTCGACGGATGCGACGGCTACACCATCCGATGGCTGGTCGGAAACACCGCCGGAATACGTTGACGGCCAGTATACGTGGCTGCGAATCACCGTCACGTATGGTGATGGCCGGACGGAGCTTTCCAATCCAGTCCTGATGACCGGACCGAAAGGCGCTAAGGGCGAGAAAGGTGATACCGGCGACACCGGTACTGCTGGTGCGGCTGGCGTTTCGGTCACGTCGTTGACGACGTTCTGGCAGTTGGCGACGGACACTCCGGCGCCTCCAACCGGTGCCGGGAATCCGTCCGGATGGAGCATAACGGAGCCAACCATTCCAGACGGCTACGACGGCAAGCTGTATAGGACGATTCGCACGATCATGTCTGACGGCACGGCCACATGGACTACACCGGGCGTGGACAGCATGTTCGCATATATGGCCCGCACGTATAAGACCGCGAGTGGTGCGGTCACGGTTTCCAATGAAGCGAAGCAGACCGCCGAGGGTAATGCGGAGACGATCAAGCAGGTCAGCGCCACCGCCAATGATGCACTGTCGAAGGCCACCACGGTGGAGACGAATTTCGACGGTTTCAAGACCGAAGTCAGCCAGACGTATCAAACCAAGGCCGATATGAGTACGTACAGTACCAAGTCGTATGTGGATGAAACGTCGAAGTCGGTAGCCTTAGGGGTCGTGCAGGATTACAAGGGCGCGGACGGTAGCGGCTTGGCTACGAAGTCCGAAGTGAGTGCCACCAAGGACAGTATCGCATTGGCTGTCCAAGGCACGTATACGGGTGATGACGATAGTCTGAAAAGCCTGCAATCCTCATTGGATATTACGAGGGATAAGGTGACTATCGCCTTTAGCAATGCTGAAGCGGCGGCAGGCGTAGGCACGCAGTTGAGCGAATATCAGACGGCCAATGATACGAACGTCACTGACCTTACGGAACGGTTGAATGCCGAAATCGCGGCACGCCAATCCTACATCACGTTCGGTCAGGATAGTGACAATCCGGTCATGGAGATGGGTGCGGCATCGAGCACTGCGAAAATGCGTTTGACCAACACGCAAATGCAGTTTTTGATAGGCAGTGTCATCGCCGCCTATATCTCCAACGACCGCCTGAATATCAATAATGCTGACATTCTACAGACCTTGCGTATCGGAAAATATGCGTTCGTCCCCCGTTCGGACGGGCACATGAGCCTGAAATACGTGGGTTAAGGAGGAAAAATGGCAGACGCATACGGTGCGCAACAATATAATTGGCGTTGTTGGCTCGGCTCATGGATAAAGTCGGAAGACAATAATGGTGTGACCATTCGTGCGGAATGCCGCATGCAAACCTTGAACGGCTGGAACTATGCCGGCCTGAAGGGTCATGTTGGTGCTGGCGCGAACGGCCAGTGGGCGGACGCCGACCCAACCAATATTACGATTGGTGCGAACGCTTCGCAGGTCATGTGCGCCAAGGAAGTGTACGTCGCCAAGACGCACTCCCAGCAGTCGATCGATACGCGAGCCAATATCCGTATCAATGGCGCGTATGCGGGCTTGTCCGAAGCCATATTGGCGCTTACCGTGGCCGCGAAACCCTCGCACACGGTCAGCTTCAATGCGAACGGCGGCAGTGGTGCGCCCGGCAATGTCACCAAATGGTGGGGAGAATCCCTCGCCATTCCAAGCACGAAGCCAACCCGCGCCAATTATACGTTCCTCGGCTGGTCAACCTCGGCTACCGGCAGTGCGCAATACCAGCCCGGCCAATCATATGTCGGCACGTCCGATAGCAATTACACTCTGTATGCCGTCTGGAAGCTTGACTCGTTGCCGCCGACCATCGACAGCTACTACGCCTACCGATGCGACGCAAGCGGCAACGCACAAGACGACGGCACATACGTCAAACACGTCGCAGTATGGCGTGTGGATACGGCACATGATACGTCGAACCAGTGCGTAAGCCTGAAATTCGGCTGGAAGGACGGTAGCGGCTGGCATGATTACGATGCTTCCGTAACATCCGGCACCGGCACGACAACCACAGTCATCAAAAGCGGATACGACTCGAGTACGACCTATCCGCTCCGATGCACGCTCACCGACAAGTATGCGACCAGAACCTCATACACCACGGTCGGCCCGGCAACATACATCCTCGACTTCTCCGCGGACGGCAAAGGCATCGGCATCGGACAAGCCGCACCAAGCGCAGGTACGAACATTTACGGCAACCATTTGAACCTGAACGGTACCGTGAACATCAACGGCATGCGAGCATCCAACTACATCGATGTCAAACAATCCCAAAAATGGGACAACATCGAACTGTCGGCCACTTGCGTGAATCGCACCGTCACGGTGAACGTGATGCACTCATTCGCCTCGTCTGCAACGGTAGGCAATACGAGCAATCAGGTCGAAATCGGCTATATCAAGGAAGGCTATCGACCTTCCAAGATGCTTGGCATGATCGCAGGGCATCAGGGCAGTGCGGCGGTGTTCGTGGAGATTGAGACTACTGGCAAGGTGAAATGCTGGCAGTATGGCGGGTCGAGCAGTTATGCGTCGTTTGACTATTTTGCATGTTCGATTTCCTACCAGATTTAAGGAGATTCTTATGATTACCGGTTTTTTGAAGGATGGCGTGGTCACGTTGTCCGATGATGGCTATCCGATTGTGGAATCGGAGAAGCCGGAGATACCGGCCTACTGCAAGGCTACACCTTCGTACACCATGAGTGACGGCCAGATCATCCAATCATGGACTATCACACCGGAACTAGGCCGTAACGAAGCGTTCGAGCATTATCTGACCGAGCAGATTCTCTCACTGGACGATGACAAGGCGCTACGGTATGTTGTCCTGTTCCCGGTCTGGGATTCCAACGGCAAGGAATACAAGCAGGGAGACCGAATCACGTATGAGATGACCATGTACCGGTGTCTCGTTGACCATACTTCACGTCCTGACTGCAATCCGAAGGAAAAGACGGACTACTGGCAGAAAGTCGTGAAATAGTGCCGCCGTTTCAGGATTTAGTCAACAGTACCGATTTTTGGAGCGCGGTAATCATCGCCCTGCTGTCCGGCGGTGGTATCGTCGGTGCGATCATCACCGCCATCAGCAACCGTGAATCCAAGGCTCAGGAAGACCGTGAGAATGCGGAAGCTGACAAGCTCGCGGCGGAAGCGGCGGAAGCGGCGGTACGCATTCTGACCGATTCGGTGATACAACCATTGCGCGAGCAGGTGGAATCGCAAGGCGGTCAGATCGCGCACTTGGAGGAGAAGCAACGCAAGTATTTCGCCTTGACCGCTTACACGCGAAGCCTTTTCCATTGGCTCCAACAGTTTTGCGAAATCGTCGAACCTGAGTTTCTGGTACGGCATCCAAAGCCACGGTTGCCGGACGAGCTACGGCCGGATATTGCGCCGGAAACCTTGGTTAAGGAGGACGATTGATCTACCTTCTTGGCTTCATCATCATCACGGTTCTCATGCTCTTGTTCAACCATGGCGCGCACAAACATTAAGGAGGGGTGTAAGTGACTAAGGTTCATATTGACTTGCAGGCACCTGCAAGTACGGGTCATGCGGCGGAAAAGGGTGTCGTGTTCTTTCGGCCTACCCGACGGCTCACCATCGAGGATGGCAAGGCCATTCTGACACCGCGAGCATTCTGCGCGAAACTGGCCGACGACGGTACGGTGACGGTCGAGCTCATGCCGTCGGGCGATGACTGGTGTTGGGAAGTGAGGGAGGAACTCACGTCCTACACTTTCACCCGTCGTGTGACCGTGCCTGATTCCACGGACGTGCTGGAATATGCGGAATTGGCCGATGCCGAACTCGTACCGGCATCATCCTACAGCACTTTGGTGCATTCCATGCGCGTGATCGACGCACAATTGACGGCCGGAGCCACCATCGCCATCACCGACCTGCGACCGTCCGATCATGTCGGCGTGGGCGATACGGTGCTCGATTCCACGGGCGAAGTCTACATGCTCACCTCCGTCTCCGGCCAGACCGCCATCGTGGGCGATACCGGCGTGAGCCTGAAAGGTGCGGATGGCATCCAAGGCAAGGATGGTACCGGCATCAGCATCAAAGGCACCTTTGATAGCGAGGAAGCCTTGAAAGCGGCCCACCCCACCGGCGAGAGCGGCGATGCCTACCTTATCCAAGGCCATATCTGGCTGTGGGATGAATCCTCTTGGCAGGATGCCGGCAGTCTCCAAGGGCCGAAAGGCGATAAGGGAGACCCGGGCCCGCAAGGCGAGCCCGGTGCCGACGGCAAGGACGGCACCAACGGCACCAACGGCAAGGACGGCGAGAAAGGCGAAAAGGGAGACCCGGGCGAGAAAGGCGACCCCGGCAAGGACGGTGCCGACGGCGAGAAAGGCGAGAAAGGCGACCCCGGCGAAAAAGGCGACCCGGGCACTCCGGGCGAAAAGGGCGCGGACGGCAAGGATGGCGAGCAAGGCCCCGCCGGCAAGGACGGCAAGGACGGCATCCAAGCCATCCAAGCATCGGACGAAGCCGACGCCACCACCAAAAGCGCCGCCGACAGTGCGAATTTGTACTGGTGGACGACATGAGTGCGGGGGCGATGATCGGCGGGAAAACCGTCGCAGGCATGGCATTCGGTGGTGTCAGCATCGCCGGACTGTGCAAGGCCGGAACCGTCATCTGGCGCAAGCCAAAACCGGAATGGACAGACCAAACCGACAAGATTTTCGCAGTCTCCACCCTCACGTCCGGTATGACCCTCACCAAGGCCGGTGACGGCGACTATCTGCTGGCCGTCAGTGAAACCATCGCCAACGGCACGAGAATCATCGGCTCCGATTGGATTCCGAAGTTAGGCGACATGAGCGCCGACTGGCCGACGGAAGGCACCGTGCGACTCACCTATGAGTCCACAGTGAAAGTCGGGCTCAACGGCGGCCTTGGCTGGGGCGAAGGTACCTCATTCCAGGTCGAAACCGCCACCAAGGCAGAGAAAGATGTTTGGTGGGGCTTCTGGACACAACAGGAACTTTCACCGGGCACCTATCATCTGCACGTCAAATTCGAGACTAAATCGGCATAACAGCCGAAACCATTTTCAAGGCCACTCCAACATGGGGTGGCTTTTTTGTTAGGAGGAAACATGGCAGACCATGCCAACAAGACCACCAAAACCAACAATAATCTGCCCGGCATGACCACGGAGAGGGTGAAGGCCATCGTCACCATCGTGGTCACGCTTTACGCCCTGCTTAATGCGGGCCTGAATCTCGCGGGCATCAACACGCTCCCGTTCACCAACGATCAGGTGAGTGCAACCCTTTTCGCCGTCATCGGCGTGATTGGAACCGTGTACGGCTGGTGGAAGAACCAGAACATTACCAGCGCTTCGCTCGCGGGTCAGCAGCTCGTGGACGCCCTGAAGAAGGAAGGCGTGGTGAATGGTGTGACCGCAGCGAAGAACGCCGCCATGAGCGCCGCAAGTGCGGTAGCCAAGACCGCACCGGCAGAGGAAACGGCAGAGGATGCAACCGAAACCGTCGAAGCGGAAACCGAAACCGCCGAAGCTGCCGAGACCGCTACTGAGTCGGCGACCGTCGAAACCACCGACGAAGCCCAGTACGAGCCGGGCGGTGCTCTCTGATGGTTGGTGCAAGTTTCGCCGTTTGGCGGGGCAGCCCAAACCATTACAGCGGACGGCTTGGGCAGTCCGTCAACCACATCACCCTACACATCATGGTCGGCAGGCTCGCAGGCACCGATAGTTGCTTCCAACGTTCCAGCTTCGGAGCCGCATCGCATTACGGCGTAGGCGGCGACGGCACGATCTACCAGTGGGTGGACGAAAACAACGGCTCGTGGGCCGATGCCAACTGGCAATCCGATTGCTCCGGCGTCACCATCGAACATGAGGGCGGCATGGACGGTATCCCGGTCACCGATGCGGAAGTGGAGGCTTCGGCTCAACTTTGTGCCGACATCGCCAAACGATACGGCTGGAACAGTCTCAACCATGACGCAAGCGGCAACCGCACCGGCAACATCGTCCTACACCGCGAAGTACCCGGCACCGACCACTACGGATGCCCCGACAGATGCACGAACGCATTGCCGGTGGAACGAATCATCAATCGAGCAAACGAACTATTAGGAGGAGACAACATGAATGCGGAAGACGTTTGGAATTTCGACCAGAACGGCGTAAAGGTACGTGACCGGCTGCAAGGCACCGATGCTGCGGCGAACGCGACAAGGACCGAACTGTTCCGACTTTCCCAATGGAACAAGGACACGCACGCTTCGCCGCTCGGCAATCTGGTGGCCGAAATGCCGATTCAAGGCGGCGCCAAATTGGGTGACCGCGTAGCCGGTATCGACAGCAAGACCAGTCAGCTCATCACGCAAGTATCCGCCTTGTCCGAAGCGGTCAAGGCATTGGCCTCCGCACAAGGCGCAGACCCAGACCAAATCGCCAAGACTGTCGAAACCGCCGTCAAGGACAAGCTCGACAAGCTGAAGATCACCGTCACCGACAACGAGTGACCTTGATTAATTTTCGGGCGTGAGAATCAAACTAGCATCCAAAAATTAACTTCGCGTGTAAAAAAATCACGCATTCGGGTGCCTGTGGAAAATCTTGCACCCATTTTTTTAACGCCCCTCTCCCGGCTTCGGCTGGGGGGAGGGGGCGTTTTCGTGGTAGGAGGTGTTTTATGACAAGGAACGGAAGAAATCGCACGATCGGCTACTATAATCTTGATCTGCTTCCCGATGATTGTCTTACTGCGAATGGCATGCCGATTATATGGCCCTGCAAGACAATTCCACCAGATGATCTGATTGGCTTCAACTATGCTAAAGGTACGACCACGAAGCAGGCTACACGGCTTGGATGTCACTTCTACCTCGATGACTACCAATTCGAGCGATGCTGGCAAAACCCCATCAAATACGGACAAATGCTATCCAAGTTCCAGTGCGTTCTCACTCCTGATTTCAGCCTCTACCGCGACATGCCACTACCGATGCAACGCTGGAACTGCTACCGGAGTAGACTTATCGGCATGGTCTGGCAACGAATGGGCTTGTCTGTTATCCCGTCTGCGCAATGGTCTAGCCCCGACAGCTATGATTTTGCGTTCGACGGTTTGCCAAGTCGTTCCGTTATCAGCGTGAGTAGTGTCGGCGTACTGGGTGATCGGGAGGCTACACGACTATGGAAACACGGATTTCGCGTCATGGAAGATCTGATAAGCCCATCACTCATACTCCTATACGGGAAAATCCCAGACGGATTTAAAATCACCACAAAACACATCCAATACACAAACCACAACACAAGGAGGTTGAAACAATGGGAGGCAGAGGCGCAGGCAGCTCAAGGGGAAAATCAGGATCAGGAGGTGGCGCAGCGTTAGCATCCGCCAAATCTTGGTCGCCGGATAAACTACCAGCACTGGACGGTTCACCGAAACAAGTCAGCTGGGCAGAAAGTATCAGGGATAAGGAACTATCCCTAGTGGATAAGCATATCGATAGAATACTTACGGAAGCGGAATACAACCTGGCTGACGCTAAAACATTGGAAAAGGCAGCCAAACACCCCAATGAGTACGGCAATGTAACGTATACAACGGCACGCGGCGCACAAGGCGGTATGGGACAGGCTTATGTGTCGGAACGGGTGGCCCAGCTCAGGCAGAACGCGAACAATCTAGGTAAGGTTGCAAAAGACATTCAACAGGTGAGGGATGGTCTTGGCAAGCGTTACAGGTCGGCAAGCCAATGGATTGATATAAAGAAGAGCGGACAGCATTTCGCTGATGCTCTGCCAATCAGTTCGTTGCTGGAGCGGCACGGAGCCGCGTTCAGGCTTTAGCCATGTCGATTCTGATAAAAAATATATGGCCCCTCGGTTTCCTGAGGGGCCATCGCATTGCTGGAAGCAATGATATTAGTGTGATTCGGATTCTAATACCCGCACATCAAACACCATTTCAATCCACGTATCTCAGATTGAGCTGAGAATATTTCAACCGGACGCTCGACATTCCGGTACGACATGAGTAAGCATATCGCGTAACTGTCTGCATGTCAATCTGCCTGTTTAGATACCTCGCGTTTCGCCATCGCCATCTTAGCGAATTCCGGTTCGAGCCTATCCCTGTTGTCGATCCACCATGCGGCGGATGTCTGCTCGTTTATAGAGTCTTTGACGAGGTTCAGTAGCTCATTGGCGGCTTCGGCGGCCTGCGGGTTGGTAAGGATGACGTGACCTAACTGGGATTCGGTTTGGTCGAGGAAGGTTCGGCGAATGCGTGCGGCCCAAGCGGTCTGCTTTTCGGTGCCGGAGAGTTTCGGAAGCCCTTCGGAGTCCTGGGCGGCTTTGCACGCGCGGCACATTTGAGTTTCGAGCCATTCGATGCGGCTTTCACGTCCGCTGACCTTGCCGAACAGTTCAATGCGTTCTTCGTGGCCGCACGAGTAAGTGATATTGTAGTGTGCCATTTTGATCGTGTCCTTTCTTGTTTGCTGACATATTCATATTATCTCAGGCGGGATAATAACGCAAGTCGGCGTGTCTTATAGTGCGTTATAGAAATCGTCTAACGTCACGCCAAGCACGTCGGCCAATGCTTTTGCGGTTTCGATGCTCATGCGCTTGGGGTCTCGCGCCCAATTGGGCCTTGGCGTCCTATCCCACGCCTCCCAGCTCCAGATGCGGCTGATCGCATTGAGTCCCGCCTTCCTCTGCAAATCCTGCTGTGACAGTCCGGCCTTCTCCCGCAATGCTTTAATGCTCATGGTCTTCCTTTCCGCAAAAGTAAGGCCCCGCTTGGTTGGGGCGGGGCTGTCTGCTGTTTTTTACCAGGTCTGCGCGTAGGTTTCGATGTCTTCGGCGGCGTAGGTGCGTTCGGGGATGCGCACGTCGTCGCCTTCCTTGCCGAAGAAGTATTCGGCGTAGTACGCCTTGCCGTCTTCGCTGACGGCCTGGTCGCGGTCGATCGTCTCCCATGCGCCGTTTTCCTCGTGTGCTTCGAGGTAGTATTCACTGCCGTTCCAGCAGTGGTCGATGTCGGCGTAGGCGGCGGTCTTGGTGTAATCGGTTGCGGTGAACATTTTGGTTTTCCTTTCTTGTTTGCTGACATATTCATATTATCTCAGGCGGGATAATAACGCAAGTCGGCGTGTCGCACCTGTATACTGAGACATGTCTTGTTTGCTGACACTTTCAAGGCGAGGGCGGTCTGCACGGTCAGGCCGCCTTCTTTATACTGGTCTTGTCAGCAAAGGAGACCACATGGCCTACACGATTCGCCCTTACGACACCAAAGGCGGCAGAAGGTACGAGGTGCGCTACCGCAAGCCGGACGGCACGGCCACCGGCAAACGCGGCTTCCGTCGCAAAATGGATGCCGATGCTTGGGGTGCCGCCAATGTGACCACGGCAAAGACCACGGGAGCCTACATCGACCCACAAGCCGGACGCCGACGCCTCGAAGACTTCTGGGAGCCGTGGATAGCCGCAAAAAAGACCAGATGCAAGCCGAGCTATATCAAGTCTCTGGAAGACACTTGGCGCCCTCATGTCGAGCCAAAATGGGGTATGCGCGAAGTGCAATCCATCACGCACGACGAAGTGCAGGAATGGGTTACGGCACTGTCTGGCGAGCGAAGTGCTAGCGTCGTGCTCCGCGCCGAAGGAATCCTCAAGGCCCTGCTCGAAGCGGCCAGACGAGCCAAATGCATTCACGACAATCCATGCGACGGACTCAGTCTGCCGCGCAAGACCGGCAGAAAGCATGTCTACCTCACCGCCAGTGAGCTGGGACGGCTGGCCGATCAATGCGAGTGGCGGCGGCTGATAATCCTCACCCTCGGCCTTTGCGGGCTGAGATGGGGTGAGCTTGTCGCCTTGCGGGTCGAGGACGTTGACTTGCAAAGGGATAGACTGACCGTCGCCAAGAGCATCACGAGGGTCGGTAGCCGGATGGTCGAGACCGACCCTAAAACGCACGAGAAGAGGGTGGTAATGTTTCCGGCTGTCCTGCTCCCGGCGCTCAAGGCGCAATGCGCAGGCAGAAGGCCGACTGACTTCCTTTTCACGGCACCGGACATGCCGTTTGACAAGCCGATGGGCAACGGTTGGAATCCAACCCGCAAAGATGGTTGGTTCGCGTCCGCCCTGCGCAAGGCCGGCATAGGCGGGAAGATGACCTTGCATGATCTGCGGCATACTGCGGCTTCCTTGATGGTGCAGTCCGGCGCCAACGTCAAGACGGTGCAACGGCAGTTGGGGCACAAGTCGGCGGCCATGACCTTGGATACCTATGCCGACCTGTTCGATGCGGACTTGGATGATCTGTCGGCTCGGATGGGTGAACTGCTGTTTGCCGGGGGCGTGGGCAAAATGTGGGCACGGCAGGTGGAGTCAACGTCTGCCGACGTTGCGGATGCCGGGGTTTCGGCCTGACTTGCGAGGGGGTTCGAGTCCCACTGGAGGCACTTTCGTCCGGGTGTCAGAATCGGCGGTTTTCCTTGGTTTTCCAATGGTTCCCCGCCTATTCGTCAACCGTGGTAATTCACTGTAATTACCGCTAATTCACGGCTTTTACCTCACAGACGTGGGCAAAATGTGGGCACGAATCACCAGATCATCGGTAGGTGTAGGCATTGTCGCGCCCACTGTTCCACGGCCTTGTTTTCCTTATCGTCACCAAGCAGCAGGAGGAACCCGGCATTCTTGCCAAGTGAAGCCGATTCCAGCTTCTTGATTATGCCGCGCTCCTGCAACCAGACCGCGGCGTCACTGAACTGCTTCTTGGCATTCAATTCTCGCTTGCGCATGATTTTGTCAGCATCCTCACTCATGGCCTGCTCCGGCGTGAGCAGCACCATTCCGTGGTCTTCCGCAAATCCGCTCCAGCCGAGCGTGTAATAGCGGCATGGCGCGTTGGCCTTGCGCAGTTTTTCGGGCGGCTGGTTGCGGTCTCTGTCCCAATCGTAGGTCTGGTCACACATGTAGGCGAGCACAAGTTGAGCCATCGCGTAGATGCCGAGGTTGTCGCCGCGACGGTAGGCAAGACGACCCTCATGTGCGAGCTCGTAGAAGGCGTCGGTGTTCTTGTATCCCATCGGTTTCATCTGCTTTCCCTCCATGCCTTGCCGTATGCTGGTGCATGGAGAATCGTCCTAGGTTTTCCATACCCGTGTGGTTCTGACCAACCGCACGGGTTTTTTATTTAATGCTATGAACTATACTACCACACGAGAGTATAAGCAAATTTATACAGTATGTATAAGGAAGATTACCAAAACCGCGTAAATCGGTATAACCGACGTTATACATATATAAGTCTCTATACAATACTTAACATTTTTTTTACTAGGGAAATCGCGACGAAAAAAGGCCCCGCCGAAGCAGGGCCAAAAGGAAGAATCATCACTCGAGTCTCGCATCACCATCGGCAGGACACGTGGCGACTTCCTCGCCATCGACGTTCAAGGCGACATTCCATTCCAGCGCATCCTTGCCCTGCCGGATCATCGTATCTGGAATGCTGGTCTCGAATCTCGATGAATCCGTTGAATCATTCCAGCCGGGATACGTGTTCTCGACGTTGGTGCTTAGATTCGTGACACTGCGCTTCGTCTCGCCAGAGGCAACATAGTCGGCCAGATTGACCTGATACCACGTCTCGGCGGCATGATTCTTGACAGTCACCGTATAGACATAGGATTGATCCGCATGCACCTTGTCGAAGCCGTCGATGCCGATGGCGAGATACTGGCCGGCGGTTCCCAGGCTGACGGACGACAACCGTTCGTCATCGCCCGTGCAACTGCCGGATAAGCCGGATTCGAGCGGCAACGCGCCAGCCTCCTCCAAGGCCGCCTGCCTATCCTTTTCCTGCTCCGCGGCCTTCTGCCCGGCATTCTGGCCGCAGGACGCCAGCCCAAGCGGCAACAGCACGGCGCAGAATAGTGCCGCAAGTCTTGTACTTCTTCTCATTCTCATACCTTTCAGTAGGCATTCCAGCCGGTGACGGTCTGACTGTCGTCATTGCCGGTCGTGGTGCATTCCACTGTCACTTCCTGCTTTGCATCGTATTCGTTAGTGACGGTGGCCTTGACCTTGTAAAAGTAGCTGCCGTCATCCTGCCTCGTAACGTCCTGAATCACACCAAGAATGTCATGCTCCTTATAGCCGTAAGGAAACCGATTCTCGCCCTCGTTCTGACATGCGGTCATAACGGCAGGGGCGGCATCATCCCCGGCTTTCTCATTCTCAGCAGTCTTCTTCGCCGCATCGAGATTCTCCTGTGAATCGACCATGCATGTAACAGTCTTATCGGATTGCGTGGCACTGACTACTTTCCAATCATCCCAACCGTCGATCTTGGAGCCGTCAGCATTGTAGAAGTTTTCGGTGATGTCCGTCTTTGCCACGTCGCCATCACTGACGGCCTTGAATGTGAGTCCCGCCTTGACGATCAGATCATGCGCCTCATACACGGTTTTGCCGTCAAGAGAGCCGATGTCGAACGATTCCGTGGTCTTGGACGGTTTCGGACTGCTCTTCGCACTGGAGCCGTTATCATCCTTCCTCACGTCCGATGATGTGGTGCTGGAAGAACCAGCCTCACTGCTACCGTCATCGCCGTGGAAGACGCCACCGCAGGCCACGGCTCCGAAGAGGACGCATCCGACCAGCATGCCGACCAGACCGATTCGTGAGAACGTGACTGGACGGCTCCAGAATCCAATCTTGGGTTCCTGCGAATAGTATGGCGAGATCGGCTTCTGCGGCTGTGGGCGCCCTTGTTGCGGTTGTGGATTGTTGGTGGTCATTGGATTTTCCTTTCTTCTCTGAATCAATGACTTAATGGTACGTCCGTTAATGTCTTCCGATAGTCAAGCAATACGTCCTTGGTGATGTTCAGGCCGCTTGCCATGTGCCATAGGTCGCCGTCGTACATGCGTTCCAAGGTGGCGCATTCGGTTGGGTCTACCAAGAGCAGGGCGGTTTGGCGGCGGGTGCGGCATTCGCTCTTCGCGCGGCTTCTCATGTCGCATGCGCAGTCGCCATGCCACCAGTGCACCAGCTCGTGCACGAGGGTACAGCGCTTGCCGGTGTAGGTGAGCCGCCGATCTATGAGGATGGCTTGCAGTCGAGCATCGTAGGCTCCGTACAGGCCGTCCGGGAGGATGGCGCTTGCCACGGTCACCGGCAGAACGGTGATGGCCCGGCGCATGTCACCATAGGTCATGCGCCGGTCGATGGGCAGGTCAGGCAGGCTCGTCGTAGTCCGGCCCTGCCTCTCCATCAATATCCGCCTGTTTGCTGTCGCTCATGTAGGCGGCCAATGCTAGCGGGTCTTCCTGCAATTTGCGCAAGGCGGCGCGGATTATCCGTTCTTCGTCGGTAGGCTCCTGCGCGGCCTCCTTCAAGAGCAGGAGCGCGTCACAGCCGAGAGCCTTCGCAACCGCGTCGATCTCTTCGGTATTGAAACATCGTTCTCCGCGCGCCTTGGCGTAATAGGAGTTGCGGCCTATTCCCGCCAGTTCGCATAGCCGGTCGATGGTCATGTGCTTGTCGTGTCGCTTCTTCTCTATGGTCTCTATGACCCTTTGAGTGAAGTCTGATTCATATTTACTCATACCTATATTGTACCGTTTTCTGGTACGTTCGCAACACACATACCGAATCCGGTTGCAAAAACGTACCGAATGCGGTACAGTATGAAGCATGAAGAAGAACACAGAACTCTCCGAGACATCGGTCAGACTGATCCGCGCGGTACGCGCCGAAGCCGCAAGAGCCGGCGTATCGACACCGGAACTTGCAAAACGAATCGGTCGAGACCGCAAATTCCTCTACGACCGTTTCGCCATGAAACTGCCATTCAGCACCGACGACCTATCGGACATCGCAAAGGCGCTCAACGTCACTCCCGAAACGTTGATTCGGTCAGCCAGTCTCGATGCTCAAGCGGGCAGGCAGGAGCAGGCGGCATGACGGATATTCTTAATCCTCCCGCCCCGCCAGCACGAAACCGGCTGACTGACCCGGGCGACATCCACTTCATCTCGAAGGACGGCTGGCTGATCGACTTCTACGCCGGCAACCTCGGCAGTCTCAACATGTACGTGACCATCGGAGACAGGCCAATCGGCATCACCCTCACGCCAGCACAGTTCGAGACCCTCGCGCACTGGATGCAGGAAAGAGTAGGAGCCACACGATGACCGAAGAAGCCCTGCTGGAAGATTTGAAAGCCCTCGTGAAAGGCATGAGCTTCTTCCGCGCGCACCTCGCCAACACGAAATGTGATGACGACTTTCAAAATGGCGTCGTGGTCGGCGGCAAGGCGGCAACCGGATCATGTATCAAACGACTCAACGACATCATCCAAAAATACGAAAAGGAGAACCAGTCATGAAGTCGAATACCGGCATTTTGGTGGCTACCGCATTGGCCTGCATCACCGGAACGCTACTGCTTTCTTGGGCTACAGCTGAATCGCTCGGTTGGACTATCACGGCGGCGGTAATCCTCCTCGGCTCGGTCATGTACCTGGCCGCACAAGCCAATCACGACGAGTCGTACGATCCGTCCACGGATTGAAAAATTCAAGATTTGCGGTCGGCTCCGGACACAACCTAGGGCCTTTCGATTGTTCCAGCCGACCGCACCTTGCTCTGCTGGCGGAATGGTATACGCGGCGGTCTTAAAAACCGACAAAACCCCACAGCTTTTAAATGGCGGGGTGATACGGGTTCGAGTCCCGTGCAGAGCACTAGGTGTTCGCGTCAACGCCACTTGACCGTGGTTTTCAGGATTCACCACAGCCAAGAACGAAGACGGTTAGCGGAAACGACAGCTCCGCCGCAGTGAGCCGATCTGCGCGAACGCCAACAACGTCGAAAGGAAGAGACCATGCGCTACATCAGCCTGTTCAGCGGCATCGAAGCGGCAACGGTCGCATGGGAGCCGCTCGGCTGGGAGCCGGTAGCCTACGCGGAAATCGAACCATTCCCCAAAGCCGTCCTGAAACACCATTATCCCAATGTTCCCGACTTGGGGGATATGACCAAAGTGGATTGGAGCAAATATCATCATGCAGCAGATGTCGTTGTTGGAGGAAGCCCCTGCCAGGCATTCAGCGTTGCCGGACTCAGGAAGGCTCTGGCTGACCCGCGCGGCCAGCTCATGCTCGAATATCTCCGAGCTTGCGCAGAAATTGATCCGGAATGGATCGTATGGGAAAACGTACCCGGAGTATTGTCGGCTGAACACGGAAGGGCCTTCCAGTCGCTCCTTGAAGCCGTGGCCGAACTCTGGCCTGATGGGGGGGGCGGCTTGGAGAGTGTTGGACGCTCAATTCTACGGTGTGGCCCAAAGGCGCGAACGTGTGTTCCTTGTCGTCAATACTCGAGACTGGCGACGTGCCGCGCCGGTACTTTTTGAGCGCGAAAGCCTGTGCTGGGATCATTCGTCGAGCCGAGAGAAGAGGAAAAGCCTTACCGAAGGAACTGCTGAATGCACTGGAAACGCAGATCAGCGTGTTAAGTCATTCTCCTGGAATGCGGGATCAAAGGCCGGAAGCATCGCATATGGTGACTGTCGCCCCGAACATTGAAAACCGAACATAATCCTGCAATCCACAAAAGCGTGATGTTGGATTTCCATCAACAGGATGGACGGTTCAAGGTCAGTGACCATTCGGACGTGTCGAATACGCTCACCTCTCACATGGGGACTGGTGGCAA